CTGCGCCATGTACTGGCGGTTGTAGTTTTCTGGGGGCGTCGGGAAGAATGGGGCCGGGACGTTTGTAGCCACGACTACCTCCGTCCGTCAGCGCGGAGATCAAGCCTCGGGTCGCCAAGCCGCCACGCAGTGTTGACCTGATTCGACTCGATTCGCAGAGACATTGACCGACCGCGCAGGCGCACGAAGACCTGCTCGGTAAACTGCTCGACCGGAACCGAAGCGGTCTTGACCACCGGATCGCTGTCCGTGGCAAAGTGTGTTCCGCCGGGAAAGTTCCGGGCCTTGAGCGTAAGGGTCGCCGTCGGTGCGCCGTTGGTCGAGTTGCGGAACGTCAGGTCCGGGATGATGCGGGTGGCAAACATGAACTGGTCGCCATCGCCAATATCGACAACGCTCGACTCGATGTACGTATCCAGCGCCGCGGGAGGGTCCGCGCTGTTATCGTTCAAACCGCTTTCTTGGTAGTAGACATACCCGTCCGGGGAGATTGCAATCGGGAAACCAAGCACGTTTCGGTCGGCCCATGCTGTTCTAGGCATCGCTCCGTAGTACCAAACACGCTGCTCGTAGTTGTAAACGACATAGAGGTCGTTTTCTTGGCTGCTTGTGCTTGGATAGAACCACCACACCTCCGAGAAAGAGCTGTTGTGCCCGGCGCAAATCTTGAGCGATTGATCCTGATTGATTCCGCTGAACACATACTCCTTAACGTCGCAAGGAATCTGCGTCACGGCACCGTCGTAGGCATAGAACTCGTTCTTGCCCATCCAGAAGACGATGTCGCCCACGGCTACGGCGGCGTTGGGGCTCATGATCGAGATGGCCGAAGACACCTCGCCAACGCCGAAAGTAAACGGAGGCCCGATATACTGCATGGCGTGGAGAGAGGTGTCAGTAAAAACAACGACTTGCTGCTTTGTCTGAACGGCCGAGATGATCGCGGACCCCGTGCCGATCCGCAGCTCCCCTGCCGTGTTGGTAGCCAAAGACCGCCACTCTGCCGCGTTCTCTTGGTCAGAGAACCGGATGAGCAGAGGGTCCTGAACGCCGGGGACAAACTCAGAGTCGCAGCCAAAGGCAATGACATGACGGTCGCGTTCCGACACAATGATGCTCTTGGCAACCGTCGGGGCAGCCTGTGCCCCGGGCAGGCTTGATAGGGGGACGGCGCGTGTAGCCAAGCCAACGCTTTCATCCCAATAGAAAATGCCACCGTCCTTAACGCAGATGATGAGGTCCTCACCGTAGTTGTCCTGTGTCCAAACGCGCAACTGAGACCCGGGGATGGTCACCGTCGCCCCGGACCCCCACGTTAAACGAGACCACACACCAGAACCCCAGCCCGTACCAAAAACCGAGACGTTGAGGCCTGTGTTGATTTGGTAAACACCGATGACCGAGGCCCCACCGTTCCCGACATCAGACGCGTTGGCCGCAACACTCACAGTGATTGTGTAGCTGTTGGCGTTGATGACACTGGTGATCTGGTGCTCGGCGTTCAGGATGGTTCCGGTGATGACACCACCAAGCGACGACGCGCCGGAGAAGGTCACGAAATCGTTAAGCAGAGCCCCGTGGTTTGTGTCGGAAACGGTGATGACCGCCGACCCGTTGGTCGCGGCAAAGGTGACTGCACCAGCGGGGGTCGTCTCCCGAATTGGCGTGATGTCATTCAGGCCGCCACCGCGGATGACGTAGTACTTCAGGTTGGTACCCATGCCTGTGTAGACCGTCCCGTCAAGAGCGGTCCATGTCATGAGGGAGCGCCCAGTTCCGAGCGACTGTTCCAGAGAATACTTGGTCCACCCGCCAATGCTCTCAGGTTTCCCGGCCCGGAAGCGCACAAGGTTACCATCCCACCAGCCACCCTCGTTGGCGTAGGCGGTGGTTTCGCGGTTGATACCGGGCCGGAATACGAGCTTCGAGAGTGGCATGGCGGTCTCCTGTTGCTGGAGATACTACATTACCCGAGCAGTTTAGCCAATGTCTTCGGACCAGCAACGCCGTCGGCAACAAGGCCATTGTCGGCCTGCCACTTCTTTACCACGTTCGAAGTCCAAAACCCATAGATACCGTCGGCGGGGTCAATGCCAAGCTTCTCCTGCACCTGCTTTACCAGAGCGCCTGTGCTGCCGCGCTTCAGGGTTTCGTTCCCAACGGCCGCAGGGGCCGGGGTCGGAGCAGCTTTGGCCGGGGCCGGGGCCGGAGCAGAAACCTTGCCACCCAGCGCAGCCATGGCCTTGGCATACCGCGCCTGACGGTCGGCAAGCCCGATGCTGCCGCCGTTGATGATCTTGGTCAGCTTCACCACATCGCCAGTGTCAGCCACGTCGTTCAAGTTGCGGCTTCCCCAGAACCACAGCGCGCTCTCAAGTGCGCCCTTCTTGGTCAGCAAATACTCGGCTGCCTCCTCGGCGGTCATGCCAACTGTCTTTCCGAAGGCTTCATGGTTCGCACGCCCCGTGACTTGCATCAGACCTTTGCCTCTCATGGCGAAACCGTCATTTTCCTTGTGGTTGCCTAAAGCGCCGCCCTTGGAACGGTTTTTATCCATGTAAACGTAATTGGCGATTTTCTCGGGCTTACCCGCATACTCGGCAGCGTTCTCTTTGCCGGGGCCAAAGTAGCGCGGGAAGACCTTGAGGAGGGTGGCCTCCTTGTAGTTCAGGTTCTCTTCAAGAACTCTAAAGTCCATGCTCTCGTGGGCGCACTGGCTGATGAAGCCAGCGATGCGCTTGTCGGTGGTGATGCCATACTTCGGCAGCATCTCATTGAGTGCCGCACACCACGCTCCAACTTCCTTGTTGGTCGGGATCATAACGGCCAGTTGGGCTTCGGTAATCAGGCTCATCTATATCTCCTATTCGCACCACGAGGACTTAGCCTCGCCTTTATATGGACGGGCTAGGCCCGCTGAGATCAGGCTTTGAGCTAGGCTCTGGTGGTCAAGATAGACCTCACCCAGAACCCGGCCTCCGTACTTGTCCCACTTGAGAATTTTAATATCGATCTCAAGGGCGTTGGCGACCGCGTCTTTTGTAAACGCGCTTGCCTTTCTAGCGAGGGCTGCCTCCGCGTCGCATTGAGCGCGAGGGGCTTTTTCGGGGGTGTCAACGCCCATGACTCGAATCGACAGTCTTGGCGGCAGGGGCGACGGAAGAAAATCCACCGCAATCTCCACGGTATCGCCGTCAATGACGCGGGTAATTTCATAGGGCGTTGCCAGCGCAGGGCTGGCCGACAGGAGGAGGATGCCAAGCCACTTCACTTCTTCGGTCTCTTGATCGGCACCTTCTTGGTGACGGCGTCCAGCGCAGCTTCTTTTGCCATGTCCTTGCCCATGCCGCCGAGCAGGTCGCCGACGTTGCCAGTGGCCGCAACCTTGATTGCGTTCTCCACCGGGTCAGGCAGGTTCACCTTGTCTAGCACGGCATCAATAGCTTTTTCCTTGAGCTTGCGGCCCATGAACATTCCAACGAGTTTGCCAATCATTCGGTGTACTCCTTTGTCGGCGGCTCATCGTTGCCACCCCTGTTGCGATTGTTGCCTGATGCCATGATGCCGCCGAGAGCGCCGACGATAAACGAGGCGATGGGGGTCAGCAGTTCGAAGAACTTGCGGTCGTTCTCGCTCGACTCGCCAAGAGGCTGGGTCACGAAGACAAGGCTGTAGAGGATGGTGAAGATGGTGCCAGCCAAGATAACCACCAGCGAGCAGCCGATGAAGTATCGAAGCTTAGCTTCCAGATAGTCAGAATCGTTTTTGCTCATTGCGAGGCTCCCGTTAGATCAGTCGCACAGTTCCTAGTACGAAGGCAAATAGGTGGCTGACATTCTAAAGCAGACCAGTTGGCTGGGTCTTGGCATGGGTAACGATAGAATCCGTCACCAGAAAAGTAGATAATCGTCACGACAGAAGCAGCAGCAACTGCCCAGATAATCTTCTCTAGCATCTTACCACCTCCCTAAATAGCGGCCCCAGAAGTATAGACCAAAGCCAGCGATAACGCTCGTCGCCAAGATGATGACCGTCCAAAGCGCAGCTTCTAGAAGGCCTTCGATCAGTTCCTTGCGACGGTAAACCTGCTCTCGCTGTTGTTCTCGAACCCGGCGCTCAATGTTCTGGAACTCTAGCCAAGCATCGTTGCCGTAGGTGTAGCTGATAAGCTGACGCAACTCTTTGCGCTGCTGTTCACACTGCTTTTGCGCCGCGAAAATATCAATGGCACTCTTTTGACTTCCGCCGCCGAACAGCGTTCTGAACGCACCCGGCGGTTCGTTAGCCTTCTGGGCGGCGTAGGAAATGTCAGAGACCGCCTTGCCCCATTCTGACAACTGCGAAGCCATGTCTTGGATTTCGCGGCCAGCAGCAATGCCCTGCTTGAGCATCGAGAATGCTTTGCTCCCGATACTAAGAGCCATGCCGATGCTAACTGGGTCGAACATCTACAGGCTCCAGAACGGCGGGCAGGGAAACAGCGGATGAACCGCCAGTGCTACGTCCGCAGTATACCTGCAAATCTTGACAAATACCATGCGCCCGTCGATCCAGATGTGCGTGTACGCCACCCAGATCAACGGCACACTCACTTTGCTAGGCTCCGGAGCAGAGCGTCGATCTTGGAGTCGAGGTTATCGATCCGGGCGATCAGCATGTTCATGCTGGACTGCACGTCAGTCTTGGTGACGTAGTCCCGCGCCATCTCTTCGCGGGTGCGATTGAGCAGGATTTGCAGGCGCTGCACCTCGTCGGAATGGCCTTTGAGAATCCAACCCACGAGGGCGAGGATGGCTGACAGGCCTGCGCTCCAGAGCGTCTCAGTGGTCATGGCTTACTCCGGTTTTGCAGGCCAAGTTACGGTGTCCGGGAAACCCGGTTGCGCTGTGATGTCGCGAAGAGCTTGTCGATAGGTAAGCCAAACAACGGGGATTTGAATGCCAAAACTATCCTGTGCGTTTTGATCTACAGCTTTGACCACCACCCAGTCGCAGTCCTTTAGCAGGCTGTCGCGCTGAATGCGAATAGCCGAGGCCCGAGAAGCGGTGCGCTCGGCGATCTGCTCTACGGAAAGCGGACGCACGGAGGGTGCATACACCCAAGCCCCACCAACAAAGGTGGGGACGGGGGCGTACTCTACGAAGTGCGTCTCCGGATCGTGGTCCGGGGCCGGGGGAGTCTTGACCTCGTACACGCCGTACTCGGCCAGCACCGCGGCCGGAACGTCTCTTGGGAAGCTGGTGTTGGGGTTGTCACGGCGAAGCATCCCTATGCTGTAGGGAGATTGGACGATCTCGCCGTTTGTGGCCTTGACGAACATTGTGTATCCTTTCTGTTCGCTGGACGGGTTACGCTTTGACCTGCTGCCGGATGACCTCGAGCATGATCTTTGCCTTCTTCTGCTCAAACTTTTCGGAGGCAAGCAAGCCTTGCAGTTGGACTGAAAACTCGAACAGCTCCTCCTGTTCCCCTTGCGGCAACTTTGCGATCTCGCTTAACGCAATCGTGTAGTTGTCGATGTTGATCTGGTAGTGCATGACCTCCTGCACTCGGGCCTCGAGCGACATCTGCAGGATTTCTTCACGGGTCTTAGGTGCTTCGGTGTTTTCCACGGATTCCTCTGGGTTGGCTATTTTTCGACGACGTACAGGCTGGGCGGAGCAGTTACTGGAAGAGTGGCCGGGTTAGAGTACTTAGCACGAAATCCAGTGGCATCAGACCACGGGTAGGCGGATATAAAGGGGCTGTTAGCATGTCCGACAATTATCGCTTCACCGCTTGGATGAAAAGCTACACTCTGTCCGGTGCCCGCTGGAAGAGTGGACGGATTAGAGTACTTAGCACCAAACCCAGATGACCAAGCATAGACCGAGATATACGGGGAGTTTATATGGGCAACGGCTATGGCATTGCCGCTTGGGCTAAAAGCTACACTCTGTCCGGCGCCCGTTGGAAGAGTGGACGGATTAGAGTACTTAGACCCAAACGACCCGCCGGAAAAAGGATAGGCCGTGATAAACGGGGTGTTTTCGTGTGCAACGGCTACAGCCGTCCCCGCCGGATGGAAGTCTATACCATTCCCAGTCCCCGTTGGGAGGGTGCTCGGGTCTGAGAGCTTAGTCCCGAATCCGGCGGCGAAGGTCCAAGCATACCCTGCGATGCGCGGAGTATCATTGAGGGCAAGAACTACGAAGCTTCCGATTGGGTTAAAGGCTACGCCACGGACTGTGCTTATTAAAGCTGTTCCCGGGTTACTATACTTACTCCCAAAAAAACCGCTCCCACTGCCAGTGAAGGCGTAGGCCGTAATATAGGGAGAAGAAAGACTACCAAAAATCACGGCGTCGTCGTTTGGGCTGATGGCTACGGCGAAGGACGTACTCGTTGGGAGAGTAGACGGATCGGACCTCTTACTCCCAAACCCGGAGCTTGACCAGCCGTAGGAAGAAACGAATGGAGTGGTAGCGTGGGCAACGGCAACCCCCCCTGCCACGCTGGTCATTGCCACGCCGCGGGAGGAACCCGGTGGAAGCGTAGAAGGGTTGCTAAACGGCCCGGTAAGTGCCGGACCATTCCACGAGTAGACCTGTACATAAGGGGAGATGCCAAGAGACATCGACACGTACGTGTCTGCCAATTCGGGCTCCGACGCGCCAGTCGCAGTGAGAAGCTTTCCACCAATCATTATGCATCACCTACCCGAGCGCCGTAGACCTGACCACCAACTTTGAACAAAACCATAATGGTATACCCCGTCGTATTCAACGTCGGCGCGTTGCCGCCGTCGGTTTTCCATACCACGCCAGAGCCGCCGAAAGTCGCGTCGGTCCACGTCAGGGTGTAGGCCGAGCCGTCATTCACCATCAGCGTCACAGATTCGCCGTTGGCAAAGTTTGTGGCTTTGGGAGTGCGGCTTGCGCCAAGTGTGATCAACTGAATGGTTCCATTGCCGGGGTCGATTTCGAAGGCGGCCCCATCCGTGATCGTAAAGATGTCTTCCAAGATTGCGCCGATAATCGCAGGATCGGTGAGCGTCTTGTTGGTTAGCGTCTGAGTCCCCGTAGGAGTGACCACGTCAGAGAAAGAAAGCTGGCCGGAGCCACTCGTCACAACAGCCTGACCATCGGTGCCGTCGGCCGTGGGCAGCGTCAGAGTGTAGCTGGTGGCGACAGTGCCGGTGCCTTGCAGCGCGACGTACTCTCCCCCGGCCGCGTCTTGGAAGCGCACGTCGCCCTGCGCCGTGACATCGACCTGCCCGGCAGTAACCGCGGTGAAGGTCGGGCTGTCCCCCGTCCCCAAACCCAGAGAGGTTCGTGCCGTCGCTCCGCTCTCGGCAACCCAAGTCGTACCGTTGCCGACAATGATGTTTCCGTCGGTAACCGCAAGACCCGCGATAGCGGTCAGCTCAGCGTCGTAGGCCTGTACGTCTGTGCCAATGGCGAGGCCAAGGGTCGTGCGCTGGGCCGAAGCGTCGGCGTCATCAAGGATGGCGCGACCAGCCGCAGTGAGCCCCGTAGTGGCGTAGGTGTCCAGCGCCGTCGTATAGATCATCTGGTTGGCAGATGTCGTCAGCCCAGAGATCGACTGCAACCCCGCGTCGTAGGCCTGCACGTCCGTGCCGATGGCAAGGCCGAGGTTGGTCCGAGCTGTGCCAGCGTCAGACGCCCCTGTTCCACCGTCA